TGACCAAAATCTTCCGGTGCTGAACCACGCATAAGTAACTCAGCATTATTTCTTGGAATAGTTCCCCACCCGTTAGCAACAGGATCAATAACTTCAGTATATTGAGTTGGAATTAATCCAAGAACCATTGGCTGCTGAGCACCTTCGCCATCAAGGAACATACCAAACACAAAACTATTCAACGCAGGTAACCCTAGCCCAGGTGAACCATTTGGATCGTAATCACCTTTAACACATACAGCCCAAGGTAATTCATCTCTACGAATATCTGTATTTAAACCATGTACACCAAACGCGCGTACTTTAACACGACCTTCTTTACGTGGATCTACGTTTTCTTCAATAACGCCAACAAAGAATAATGGATTTCTAATCCCTTTACCATAATCAAACATCTACTTCACCTCTGCTCCACCCAAACTTTTGTAGTCTTAAACCGCAATGTAAGGTTCCTTTATCATCACGGTTGTGGTTGACGGCTTCAACCAAGTATTTTCCAGACATTGTTTGGTTTCTTTCTGGATTGCTAGCAACACCGTCTAAATTTGTAATATCCAAGTTAACGATCATCCCAGGTCTAATATCTAAACGACCTTTCATTTTGGCTGCTAATACTGTTTTACCTAAATGATGTTTATACGCAAGTCTGTTAGCAATAATTTGTGGCATAAATCTATCAGTATGTAAACTGCTAGGTATATCACCATTTTGTTGATAGTCTTTAAACACTAAAAAGTCTTTAGCGTTTTCATCTGTAAACGTATCTTTTCTAAACTCGGATGTATGTGTATCATCTGCTATATTACGCGGTGAACCTGACATATCAATAAATTTGGCATCTTTATCGTTGTCGTATGTAAAAACTTTAGTGACAATCTTTCGCCTGATTAAATCAATTTCAGTTGTTTTACTTTTGTATCCGCCAGACAACATATCAGCAGCAGTATTTAAACCTTTATTAATTATTGTTATGTCTTCAATTCTATTAATTTGGTCTAAAGGTTTACGTGGATCGTTTGAAGAAGCTGGTGAATAAAATAAATCAATTATTTCTTTTCGTTGCGCTGTTTTAATAAAATATTCATCTGTGCAGAAATAAAAGTTATCTAACGTTTCAAAAAACTTAAACGAACAAGATGGTGTCTCAGGTTGATAACTTTGATTTTGTAAAAAATTCATAGCTTCTGTTGGAAGATAATTAGGTATAGTACAATTCGTCATATTTGTTGTTGGCTGCAAAATAAAGTTTCTATCTTCTTCCTCAGTAATTGGCATTACGTATGCTCCATACTCTAAAGTTCGTTTAGTAACAGGATCTAAATATTCTTTTTTACCAAGCGATCCATAGTATGTATTAAATAACATACGAACAATCTGATCTATTGATTTTCTTTGAAACGCTTTAATAATTCTACGTGTGCTTGCTTTGTATGTTAAATTTGAAACGAAATTAATATTAAATAATAACTTACTGCTAGCCTCATCTACCGTTATGTTATCAATACTATATGCGTGTACTTTAATATTAACTTCTGTATTTAAATCATGCCCTTGCAGTTTTAAAGTAATTGTTTCTTCACCGCGAATTGGAAATCCTTCAAATAAACTAATACCGTCAAGCAAAGTTAGCGTACCACTATAACTCATAGCGCTCATTGATTGGCTCAAGCTAAACTTCGTTATTTGCGCTGTAATGTTTTGAGAGTTACTGCCATCGTGTGAAGTCATTATTGCTTCAACAATATCTGCAGAACCCGGATTAAATTGTGTATCTGGCATTATTTGCTACGCATTTTCTTTCTAAATGAATCTGTAACTTGTGGTAAATAAGCGTTATCCACCAAAAAGATTTCTTTCTTATTATTGTTATCAGCCAATTCCTGATCGTAAACTCTCCAAGGTTTCCATTCATTTGGGATAATACGTTTAATAATAATCTTACGTCCTTGCTCTGTACGTAAAATAATACGGTCTTCCTTACGCAAATAAATCGTTCGGAACGACTCAGGAGCTAACTTAACAATATCAACTGCCATTTAATTATACCTCTTTATAATAGTATAGAATGTTTTCAGGGTTATCATCTCTTGTCCAATCAACAATATCTTCACCAACTAAACCAGAGTCTTCACCATATTTTGCAATTAGGTAATTATTAAAGTCTGCTTCGGCTTTAGGCCAATCATGGTATGGATCCATCATAGAGTTTGAAAAGTACACAACCCAAGTGTAATCAACACTACCATAATAAAACTCAGCAATGTCTTCTGGCCTTTCACCTTCTTTAACAGTATATGGTAAATACATTAAAGGGTTATTAGAAACTTCTTTAGTAAAGTTAGTACGTCGAGTAATGTCTCGTACTAGTTTACCTTCGTATTCTATTAAAGGAAATTGTTCAAAGTATTTTGCCATTATTGAGCTCCCGTTATGAATGGATCACCAGCAGTGCCAGTACCTTGCTGAGGAGTTGCTAAACTGCTTTCACTCATTGCTTGCTGTTGTCTTCCTTCGTTCTCTGCGCCATAATCGTGAGCTGTTTCAATTTCTAGCTCAGTCATACTCATACTAAGAGTAACGCCAGCAGGTTTACCACCTTTCATAATCGCAACTCCACCGCCTGCGCCATAATCAACACTAAACTCTGTTATCATAGAACTTTTATATTTAATAAAGTGGTCAGTATTAACACCAAGTAAATATACATCAACAACTGATGGGTACTGTAAAAAGGCTTTTGGAATACCAGTTAAACTTGATACTTCAGGTAATGATTTTCTTTTAATCATAGCAACGATGTTTTTAATTCTTTCAGAGTCAGCTGCACTATTTGGAAACAGATCCCAAGAAAATTGGTGAGCTCTTAGATTAACACCTTCAAACGCAAGAGTTTCGCGAGGGTTAATTGTTTGGCCTGTAACCAAATCAATAGATCTACTAACTTCTGAACCTAGTTTATCTCTTAACAAATACTGTGCTGCAGACGCAATATCAGTAACGTCTGTTCCAAGAATATCTCGTAATATATTACCAGCTGCACCTACGATATCACCGCCACCGGCTTTAGCCATTGATGCGCCCATTCCTTGCAACATTTGTGGAATTTGCGCAGCAGTCATATCACCGGTGCCTTTGATAAAGCCATTAACTTTATTGGCTATTCCTTCAACGAATGGATCTCTTTCATTGCCATTTATGCGTAAACCAGTATTGTCTTGCAAAGCTTTTGGGAATGGTAATTCAAGCGTATTGCTTGCTCTTAGCTGAGCACCCGATGAACGTTGATTAAATGCCTGTTGAAAAGGCGTTCTTATACCACCTGAGCTTTGTCCAATTTTAATTGCGTCATATGTAAAGTCTTTAAACACTAATAGACAGCTATGTGCGTGTGGTTGTTCTGGGAAACATTGATAGCCTTGTGAAAATGTCTGCTCTTTTCGTTTACGGTATGTTTCAACGCGCCTTAGCAAATTTACCATAGATTTTTCCTGTCATTGGATTATAAATAGTTTATTGTTCTATTTATACTAAATTATGAGGTACGACTTGGCATATAGCGGAAGGTTTCGACCAAAGAACCCAACTAAATATAAGGGTGACCCGACAAAGATTATTTATCGTTCCATGTGGGAATTTAAGTTTTTTCGTTATGTAGACGAACATCCTGACGTCATATGGTGGCAAAGTGAAGAAGTGGTAATACCATATCTTTCGCCTATTGACGGGAGAAGGCATAGGTATTTCCCTGATGTTGTTGTCCATAGGAAAATTGCGAATGGCGAACAGAAAACTTTGATGATTGAAATTAAACCGGCAGCACAAACTAAACCGCCGGATAGAAGTAAGATGAAAACAAGTAAAGGTAGGGTATCCCGTAGATATCTAAACGAGGTAAAGACATATGGTGTCAACGAAGCAAAATGGAAAGCAGCTAGAAATTTCTGCGCTGACCGTGGTTGGGCATTTGAAATTTACACAGAACACGAACTGGGGCTAAAGTAATGGTAGCAAAAGTATTTGACGATATTTTATTAAGAGGAGTACGCTCTGGGCAAATCCCGGCTCGTACAGACGCTGCTAGAGAATGGTATCGCCAGCAAGCAAAAGATACAACTAAAACAAAAGCCAATCCTGAAAAGCTTATTAAAGAAATGGCTCCTGACCGTGCAAAGCAAAGGTTTTTACTTGGTCAAATGTATATGTTTAACTATTTACCAAAACATAAAGATACTTTACCATACTACGATAGATTTCCGCTCATATTTCCAATAAATAGAGCTAAAGGTGGCTTCATGGGAATTAACATGCATTACTTACCTCCAATTTTAAGGGCTAAGTTAATGGATGCGCTTTATGATACTGCTAATAATAAATACTATGATGAGACAACACGTTTAAAAATGAATTACCAAACTTTAGCAAGTGCAACTAAATTCAAAGAATTTAAACCTTGTATAAAGCATTACTTGACAGGACAGATGAGATCACGTTTAATATACATTAACCCTACTGAATGGGATGTAGCGTTATTTTTACCAACGGCACGTTTTGTAGGTGCCACACAAGCACAAGTCTTTAAAGACTCAAGAAAGATAATCAGAGGATAACATGGCGTTCAGCATAACAGATTTTAAATCGCAAATGGATCGCTTTGGCGGACCACAACGTCAGTCATTATTTGAGGTTACGATTAATAACTTTCCAATTAATACATCGACTATGGACACGAGAGATTTAACATTCTTTTGTAAAAACGTTGCGATCCCTGGGTTAAGTATGGCATTAACATCATACGAAGCTGTTGGACAACAACGTAGAATGTATCCAACAATGATGAACCCAGAACCAGTTCAAGCTATCTTTATGTTAGACTCAGATCATCAAGTATTAACATTTTTCCATTCGTGGATGCAGCGTATAGTAAACTACTCAACTTCAGGTGGAAACTTTTCTGAGGTTGGTGGACAATTACCATTCGAGATTGGATATAAAAACGAATATGGCTGCCGCTTAACTATTAAAGCATATTCAAACGATTTCTTAACAACCGGAAAATATTACGAAACAATATTAGACGGCGCATTCCCTGGGTTACTAGGAGATGTTGATTTAGGTTGGGAATCAAACGATAGCTACAGTACTTTACCTGTAAGTTTCCAATATGATAGAATTGAATTCTCGGGCGAACGTCAAGGAATTACATCAGGAAGATTTAACAGAGGTAACGGCTTACTTGGTCTTATTGAGTCAGTTGGAGATTTTGGTCAATTAATTGGACAAAACATTGTGCCTCGTTCAATACAGGATAGCGTAAATAAGTTTACACGAATTACAAATAACTTTGATAATATATCAAGCCGCCTTAGCGGTTCAAGATAACAGGAGAATTAGATTATGGGACTACCAAAAATTGATTTACCAATTTATGAGCTTACATTGCCATCAACTGGTGAAATACTTAAGTATAGACCATTTACGGTAAAAGAAGAAAAGGTTTTATTAGTTGCACAGGAAGCTGATGATCCAATGCAAGAATTACTAGCAGCTAAGCAGGTTGTTAATAACTGTGTTATAGACAAAGATATTTCTAGCCTTGCAATGTTTGATTTAGAATTTATCATTTTAAACTTAAGAGCTAAATCAGTTGATAATGAAACAAAGTTTGGATTAAAAGATCCTGATACATTAGAAACAGTTGAACTCGTTATGGATTTAAATACAGTAAGTTTACAAACATCAGAAGAACACTCAAATAAAATTAAGATTAATGAGGAATTTAGTTTATTTTTAAAGTACCCTACTATTGATGAATACATTAAGATTAGGGATAGAGATCCAGAAGATCCTTTATTGAATTACTTTATTTTAACGGCGTGTTTAGATAAAGTAGCATCTGAAGACGAAGTTCATGAATTTAGAAACTATAGCGCAAAAGAAGTTGACGATTTTATGGAAAATGTTTCTTCTGATATTGTTAAAGGAATACAAAAGTTTTTTGAAACAATGCCAAGACTAAGGCATACTTTATATTATACGAATAAAGACGGCACGGAAAAAACATTTGCAGTGGAGGGTATGAACTCTTTTTTTATCTAATGCTGAGTCATACGACTCTAGCGGATTATTATCAAACAATATTCACTTTGGCTCAGCACCACAAATATTCCATAGATGAAGTTGAAGGTATGATACCTTATGAAAGAGATTTATATTTTGGCATGTTAGTTGATTATATACAAAAGCAAAACGAAAAAAGGCAGTAATTAAAAATGGCAGTTTCAGAAGATACCAAGGCAATCATTTCGCAGCTTCAAAGCGAAGGTGAGCTTATACGAAATACTGGTGCTAATTCTTTAAGAGAAGTTAACGTTAGACTTGACAAGTTTAGTGATGCCTTCGTATCTATTGCTGCCAACATAGCAGGCAACAACCAAATGCTTCAAAACTCACAAAAAGCATTAAAGGAACAAGCTGAATACGAACGCCAGCAACGAGACTTTGATGATTTAAAAAGAGATAAAGAAGTTAAGGTAAAAGAAAAAGGCGATCTTGGAATTAAAGAAGGTCTTAACGATCTTAAAGGAGCCTTAGCTGGTTTTAGTATGACTGGCTTACTAGGTGGTATTGGTAAAGCTATTGGTATTGGTTTAGGAGCTGCCGCGGCAGGTAATTTACTAAAGGGGTTTGTTGACGAAAGATACGATGGAGCGTTTACTAATCTTCAAAATAGTATTACTGGGATAGACTTTGAATCAATTAATAAATCTATAAAGGATATGCAATTAGCCACAGATAATTTGGTTGAGCAAATGAAACAGATAAACGAAACAGTAAAATCAATTACTGATAACATTTTATTTAAACTTGCAACGACTGTCGGAGTTCTTACTACTATTCAGCAAACTTTTAAGCGTATTATTGGTCCATATTTTAAAGACATTTTTGACCAAAGAAAAATTAAAAGAAGAGCACAATTAGATATGTTTAGAAATGCTGACAGACTATCTATGGAAAATTTTGAAGAATTCCAAAAAAGAAACAATAGAGCACCGCTAGGAGATTTTACCGGACCTGATAATTTAACTTCTCCAGAGTTTGATACCAATAATCCAAAGATACCTCTTGGAACAGCAACTGCTATTGATATGGCTAATCCTAGTGCACTTGAAAATCTTGATGGAAGAAATGTTTATACAGCGCCAAAAAATATTACTGAAACCCCTCGTCAGAGATACAGACCTTTTGCTGGAGGTTTTGGAAACCTTGGTGCTAATCAGGGTGGTGCAAACTTTGTAAGTAGGGGTAAAGTAAATCAAGCCATAGTTGATTCTGGAACAGGTCCTAATGGTGAACGTGGAGTTGGACGCTCGCCGGGTGCCCAAGCCGGTTTCAAAAAGCCTAAGGGAGCATTTTTATCTCAAGCTGAAATGGATAAAGCACTAAGAGAATTAGGACAATTAAAATTATTTAAAGAAGTTGTAAAAGGATTAGTATTTGTTGGTGTTGCTTGGACTATATATGATTCAATTAATTTATATTACGCTTGGTCAGCAACACCTCCGGGTCCTAAAGGAGATGAAGCAAGAAAACAAATACTTATTAACGAATTCGCGGCTTTAGTTACTGGTGCCGGCGGTGCAGCCCTTGGTGCTTACATTGGAATATTTGGCGGACCGTGGGGAATACTAATTGGTTCTATTGTCGGTGGCGTTGCGGGTTCTTTAATGGGACCTTACGTAGTAGGAGCAATTTACGACTGGGCAAATGAAGTACCACTGACTAAGGAGCAAGCTTTAGCAGACGTAGACGCGAGAATTGCTCAACTAGAAGGAAACTATGAAACAGGTCCTAATTTAACTTATGAGCAAGGTTACCACAACGATGGTGTTAGCAAAGGAATAAAAGCATTAGTAGCAAGAAGAAATTCATTGGTAGGTACTGCGGCTGCTTTCACTGCCGCAAGAAAGTCATCTTCTAATCGTAATCAAGTTAGTATGGAAAATGCAGCGTATGGCACAGGTGGTCGACGCATG